GAAAATTAACTGGTGGCGTAACGCCCGCTTATTCAACATTAACAACTGATTTTGGAACAATGGCCGCACTATGGGGAAACGCAAACATGGATAAAAAACCACCTGGACCAAATCACGGTATTGATACTTGGAAAACAAAATGGAATGTTGGAAATACAAAATTTAAAAATCGTTATAAACAATATGGTTTAACAAACCAAGAAGTTTATCAAGACCGTTATTTAATGAGCGGGGAATTTAAACAGGACGGGCCATTGGCTTCAAATCATTAGTTCTTGTGCGAGTGTATAAAAATCTGGAAATTAATTCCCGATTTTTAAGTAGCATACATAAGCGCGCAATTTCCGCCCACAAAATTGACTACATTAATTCTCTCTTCAAACAAAACTAAATTAAAATTGTATTCATAAATACGCCAAGTGGGTTTATTAATACCAACAATATTTCCTGTTTCCGGGTCACAGATTGTTAAACTTTGCGCGAGTGGGTCCAAAGCGGGTATAATCGTTGTAAATTCAAGTTCAATATTATTAAATCGGCTCATGTTAATTGCACCCGATGGTTGTAAACTATAAGGCGACGTATCCAAACAAAAGTTATAACAATATAAACCTCCTTTGGCGTTTCCTCCTGTTCGCGTATATTTTTCAACATAATTAAAAATACCCGATGCCTGTAGGTTCTCTCTATATTGTCCATCAAACAATATTCCCAACGCAATTAATATATCTTTTTGATTTGCTTCGGTATAAATTCCAGTAATCATATATCCAGTTAATTGCCCGTCTAAATTAACACCTGGACCGATATAAGTTGTTCCGTTTAATATTGGGTTATTAATTGTCGTTGGCGCTGGAATCAAGTCGTGCGGTAAATAATTATAAGGCCAGTTGGTATAATTAGACCATTCATTTCTTAAATTCGCATCACTTCGTTGAAAATAAAACATCCAATCAACAATCATCCCAACAGAGTCTAATTCCACTTTATTTGGTCCAGTTACATTAAAAAAAACTTTTTCTACAACTTGTTTAAATAAGTATTTTTGTTCATTTTTCGCAAATAGTTGCGATTCGTCGTTTGATAAAAAACAATACGTACAATTTAAATGAATATCAGCGTTCCATAAACTTCTCGTATCTAAATAAGAATTAATTCCAATTTCAACGTCTGGTGGCGGTTGTAAAAATCGGTGAAATTGCATATAAAAAAGGTTAAAATTCGGCGCAACATATGGATATTGATTAAAAGCATCAAACACATCGCGGATTTGAAACAATTCATTTATCGGGCGTAATGTAATCTGTATTTGTAATTCATTATATTGTAGCGAAACCAGAGGAAAAGCCATTTGCGACTTTAATTGAAACCACGAATTTAACGGAACATAAAGAGTACGCCCACGAATAGACGGCTCGGCACCCGCCGGGCTATCCGTATAAAACGCGTTTGGATAAGAGTTTACCCGTGTTCCGGAATTTGCCGGGTCAACCAATTCCGGAACTTGACCTATCATTTCAAAAAACAAATTTTTTTTTTCTGCGCTAAAATCTCTCAACACACTATTTAATAAATAATCTCCAGAAAATTCTTGTAGCGTTTGATTTCCACACGTAATTAATATATTACTTATCATTAACGCGCCAATATTTTCAATCCAACGAAATTCATATGGTGCCCAATCAATGTTTTCTTGAACGGGTGGTAATATAGGGCTCCATATTTGCGGTAAATTTATAGATAGATAACAATCCATTAACAAGTCGGCATATCGCGGAATTTTAAAGGTAAAAGTGGATTCCGCGTTTAATTGCATAGTTTTTGCTCCTTCAAAATCAACCCGAAATTTTTGTAATCCGTAGTTGGTATATTTTGCGTAAGATGTTTTAAAAAATGTTTTGGAAGGATTACCGTTTAAAATTACATTTTGTTGTCCTTCGCTTACTAAATTCAATAAACCTCCAGCCATTTCTGATTGTGTAATATATTATAACGCGTATATTTTTATATTATTATAAAAATTATTATAAAAGTTATTATAAAAGTTATTATAAAAGTTATTATTAAAGTTATTATTAAAGTTATTATTAAAGTTATTATTAAAGTTATTATATTTTTATAATATATTTTTATATTTTACAACAATTTATAATAAATTGTATTTATGTAAACCCTTAAAGATTTAAAAAACGAGAATACATACACACTTTATGAATTGAATAAAAATGAAGAACAACAAAATAAAATTATGGAACTTATGCCTGAAATAAAAAAATAGTTTTTTTTTAATGATTAAAAACAGTAGAAAAATTAAGTAAAATAAAAAGACATTAGGTAAGTATTATTAAACAATTAATCAATACAAAATATAATGTAAAAAGCAACGATTTTTAATTTACATAAAATGAAAAGCATATTTATAGTTTTAATAATCTATAACTTCATCTTCATTCATTTCTAAAAATATATCAACATTCTTTTCAAGGTATATATTCAAATTATGAATAAATAATTCTCTATCATTTACTTTAATTAAAACACAATCTATTTTATTTTTATCATTTCCACATATTTCTAACTCTTTACTAATGTCGTAAAAGTAATCTGATATATATTGAGGTAGTTTTTCATATTTATTTAATTCTTCTATAGTATATTTTATGCTATTTTTATTTTTGGGTTTATTTTTATAACAATATTTATAAAATTTATATATTAATTCGTGATGTTCTGTATATGTTGTCAGTAAATATTTTTGTATAGATTGTTTCATTGATGTATCATTTTTATCTATATTTAATTCATAAAATATAGGTTCTACTGAATCTAATGTTAAAATACAAGTATATATTTTTTTATTATTATATCTTTTATAATTATTTTCATAATCAGAAGTGCAATTTAATATCATAAAATTATTTAATATTGACTCACACATTATATTATTAAAATTTAGTTCGTTAAATTGTGGTTTAATTATAAAATAAATGACATGATTTGTAGAATGTCCTATTATAGTATATTCATTCATTATTGTAAAATTTTTATTTTTCTTTCCAAAAGATATTTTATGAAATATATTATATTTCATATTTTCAATTTGTAATTTGTTAGTTATGTATTTTTTATAATTGTAGTATGTTGTATTAATATGTTCTACATTATTGTAATGATTTTTTATACTTTTTCTTATTTCATCATATGAATTATTATTAATATTACATTCATTAAAACAATTATTACAAATACATTTATTTTTTTCTGTATGTTCTATATCTATTTCATTAGAACAAGAATCATAACAATACATAATAGAATAAATATCCATTATTGATATATCAGAATAAGAACCATTGTCAATTAATTTAATCATAAATAATAATACGACGCATTCCAAAGGACACAACGGTGGCAATTTATGAATTTTAATATATTCTATTATTTTATTTTGAATATTCATCATAACATCTTTAAGAACATTTGTATATTTATAATATTTTGTGTTCTCATTTGTATCAAACAACAACAAGGGTATTTCATTATTATTTAATTTTTTTTTGTTATTATCATCTATTTGTCTTAATTTTTTATTGTAATTTCCATATTTATAATATGAAATAGTTTTGTTAGATAAATTTTTTAAAATAGTGATAAACTGGTCTTTATATTCTTGATTTTCTATTACTTCATTTTCTATAATATTTAACATAAGATTATATATCAAAACCCCATAACGAACTATATGATGTCCCCAATCTATTATAGATTTTTTGTCTTTATTATCAGGTAATAATTTTTTATAATTGTTTGGTTCTATAATTTTATCGTTTATTTCGGTAAATATATCATCATTATTATTTATGTAATTTTGCACTTTTGAAAATTTATTATGACACTTTATACATTCTAATCGTGGTTGTATTTCGTCATCTTCATCAATACCTAATTTTGTAAATCTATTACAAATATCATCATTATTTTTTTCAATACCTATATAAATTGATTTTTTTTGCCTTGTTATTGCTACATGTAATAATGAGTCATAAACTAAATTACATTTTTTTTTACTAAATATCGTAAGTGTTTCTTCTGTAATTCCTAATACAAACACTACTTCACAACCATTTCCTTTTGATGCGTGTATAGATAATATCCTTGATGCGTTTTCAGATTCTTTTAAATTTATTGATTTACCTTCATCTGATTTATGTAAATATATATATTTATAAAATTTATTATCGTTAATTTTATCTTTCCAAAACTCATTTTGTTTCAATACTTCTTGATAATTCATATCATTAAATTTATTAATCCAATAATTTTGGATTCTTGTTTCTAACATAGTTGCGAATATATTTTTTGATAAAATTGGAAATATAAACATGAAATTATTTGGTAGATAATTATACTTGTTTATTTCTTTATCCATAAATGATATAATTTTTTCAATAACTCTATCTATTTTAGGATAGTCAAATTCACTTGCATATATTTTAGGAACTTCAAAAATATTATAAGGAA